CAACTGCATTTGTCAGATGCCCAGTAACCATCGACTGTATTGGTCTGAAGGTTCACCCATATGTTAGGCCCGCCTCCAGCAACTAGTAAACGCGCTGCTTTGTAAGTTTTGTCTTGGCTTGTGATCCATTCTATATCGTAGACGTGGTCCATGAACTTTTCTGCAGTGAGCTCGATCTCCGGTTCTCTGATATACTCTTGAGTCTTGCCTTCTGTTATCTCTTCTGCAATGGTCTTGCACATCCTGCGAAGCTGCTCTTCGCATGTCTCGCTTTTCTTTTTTACTGCACTCATTTTTTCCTTTCTGTTTTAGTTATTGTAACACCAGATTGTGGCAAGCTTGTGGCTTGAAGCTTGCGGCTTGAAGCTTGGAGCTCGTCAAAAAATTTCTGTGTGTGCTTCAGGTATGAAGTTGGCAGCTGGCCATGGTCCATCGTGAACCATGGCAGCAGGTCATTGTGTTTAATTCTCTTTTTCATCTTCTAAATATTTTTTAGTCTTCTCCTGGTCTTCCTTCACTAGTCGCAGGATCTCCTCCATCGCATCCGCCATTCTTTTTACTTCGTGTATAACATCTGTCATACCATATACTTTTTGTGTCATATTAATCCTCTCTTTCTAATCCTATACTATCCTATTACTAGGATGGTGTCAAGCTTGGGGCTTGACGCTTGGAGCTTGGAGCTTGCAACTTAGAATCATTCTAAAGTGGTCAAGTGAAACAGGCGGTTGGTTTCCCACGATCCCCTTGCATACTTGACCCAGTATCTAAGTTTTCCAGA